TAAAGATCTTTACCTTCCTGTAAAGTACAGTCTTCGCGCAACAATTTTAAAATGATGTCACGTAATTCTTCTTCCAATTTTTCTTGTTGTACCTGTTTCTTTTCCAAAAACTGATTTCGCAATTTAGTACAATCAATGTCAAAATCTTCCGTAGTGGACATAGCCGTCAAGTATTTTTGAAAAGTGCATGATAACTTTACTTCTGTCATTTGCTTCCCAGCCGTTTTTTTGCATCTCCCCACCAAGATTTACCAGCAGATAGGCGCTCGATGACTTTCTCGATTTCTGCCATGCGAGATTCTGTAGTTTCAAATGTTTTTTCTATGCGCCGTTCTAATTCATCACAACGCATATTAGCATCATCAATCCTCTTGCCTAATGCATTAAGCCTTGAATTAGTGGTCTGTGCTGTTGTTGTAGGTTTATTTTTAGTTGTATCTGCCATATCTATTCCTTTTCATTATCCAGTATACCGGATTTAGCTGTAATGTCAATTTTTTATTTCATTGAAAAGTTTATTTTCTCTAATATGATCTTTATATCTTTCAATTAATCCTATTGAGCGCCCGTAAGCTTCTATCTCCCAAGGCCAGTCATAATAGTGTATGTCAGTTATGTACACCTTCTTACCTTGATATAAGGGCATGTCCCTAGTATCAAAGTTAGCTAATTCTCTGCGGGCAAACTGTTTAACATGCACCATTTCATGTGCTAGGGTCAACAATATTTCTTTCCGATTCATATCATTGGTCAAAAAGACCTCGAATTCACGTGGTCTATATTCACCATCTAAGTCGGCACATGAGCCTATTTCTGTGCCCAGATCCATAAATGTTATCTCGATATACAGATTATTACATAGTCTCTTGCCCATTAGCATCTCACCAAACCAGTTAGCGGCGTATACTAATTCTTTTCGTTTAATCTTTTGGCCCTTTATTTTTCTTACTTTTATTAACATAGTCGCGTGTCAGCAAACACCTCTATTACTTTATTTGTCCATTTGGGATCTTGAATATCTTCTATGAATAGTTGAGCATCAAGATCTTCGTCATTAGCTACAATAATCACACCCAATTGCGGCATGTCTTTTTCTGGGTATGTATGTTTAGCCAACATGGCATATGTAGCCATTTGAAGAAAATAGTTTTGTACATACTCTTTTTTCTTGTGTTTGAAGGAAGTTTTGAAGTCAATGATAGCGCGCCGCCCATCCCATTCACCAATCAAATCTACTCTTCCAGCAGTCCATAGATGAGTGCTCCATAAACAACTTTCAATAAGATTAACTTGGCCTAAGTGAGCATCTAATTCTTTTTTGATTTTGAGAAAGGTATCTATATCGGTAGGCATAACTCCCGATCTCCAACGTTCCCCTTTCAAGTACTTCTCACAAATATCATGAATTACAGTGCCTCTATTTCGTGCTTGGGTCATGCGAGGACTGCTCGGAAAATCCACGCCTTCATATATTACCGTAGTAACGCTAGGAACCGCCACCTTACTCTTGGGAAGAATATAGTAGCGATCCCCGTTTGTATGATTAAAGCTTTCCAACTCGAATGCATCATATAATGCTTGTCTCATATTACGTTCCATATCCTAACATTTCAGAATGTATTAGAAATTCTTTAACTAACCCGCTTCTCACTATGTCATCAATATCCATTTGAATCAGATTGAAGCTGGGCATTGCTTGGCATATTGAAATCATTCTATGTATGTCCATGCGTTCATATGGTTTTTCCAAATCAGATTGTGTAGAGTCACCGCTGAACAAATACTTACTGTTTTGTCCGCATCGTGTAATCAAACTAGAAAACTCGTGCCAGTTTAGATTCTGACATTCATCGACAAGTATAATACTATCGTGATAAGTAGCGCCTCTAAGATAGGATGTGGGATGGAACTCAATAAGCTCTTTATGTTTAAGTATTGAGTACGCATCATCTCTTCCTACTAAATCTGCTATGATATCATTATAGGGGCATTCAAAAGATTCCATTTTAGCAACAACGTTTCCAGGCAAGTAACCTATACTTCTGGTAGTTACGGCGGATCTGAAAATCTTTACTTTCTTATATGGAGTAGAAGGATTAAGTACTGCCTTCAGTGCCATATACAGTAGCACGTATGTCTTCCCAGTTCCAGCATAACCGTGGACCATCAAATTATTAGAATCAAACTGTTGAAATATTTCTTCTTGATTCTTTGTCTTAGCAACGACAGGTTTAAGATAAATGCCATTATTTTTTTGGTTTTCAACTAAGTCAATTCCTTCATTACGAATTCTTCTTTTTTGTCTTTTGCTTAGTTTGTTTGACATTAAACGCCTCTTTGGTTGTTGTTTTAACGAAAATCCTCTATCTTGCCCCCTCTTTTGTTATGAGCCTTCTTCATTTCTCCTAGCAAATCTTTAAAGCCCTCATCTGGTTTATTGCGCCCTAAGCCACCATCTGTTGTCATAGCAGGGAAAGATCCTGTAATATCGACCTCCCACTCAGACCATTGCACATAGCTTTCCATTTCAGCAATCTTCATGAATACTGTTTTGGTTTCGCCGGTTTTTGTGTTTTTAAAGTTATAATTTGGGATAAGGTTCCTTAATAATGATCATAGTCATCTTCCAAATCTTGTAACCGATTTACATCTAGATTACGAAGAGCGTTTTTTATTCTCTTCTGTTTTCGTCTGTCAGCAAACTTTCGTTTTTGCCTTTTATCAGTTACAATTTCGTCTTCGTACTCGTCGATCCATTTGTGTGATTTTTTCGTCATGGTAGAATTTCTGGAAAAGCCTCTTTTACTAGTGGATAGTTGATGCTTTTGTAGGGCATCTTCTTATCCTTGATTGAACATAATAGCTCTGCATCGGCAGGCGCTAACGCTTCCAACAACTCAACAAAGAGTTGCTGTCTCTTCCACTCTTTTAATGTGGAATGTCCTCCCTCGACAAATAGATATAGGCGGCGCGCCTCGGAATAAAACATTGATTCCTGATCTACTAGGGATTGTGGGGTATATGGCACCTTACCTTCTGGTAAGAGCCACTTGATGTTTGGATCAAAACAATACTGTAGCACCTGCTTCAGGGGCATGGATTGATTCTCTCTCAAATAATTTATCTTATCTTCTTTGCTTCTTTTTTTGGAAGCATTCTCTATAATTTCAGCTACACCTAGTTTCATTATACATCCTTTCAAAACTCCGAAATGTTCTCCATCAAATTTTTCAATCCATACTCAAAGAAATAATTGAATAGTTTCTTTCTTTTTCCAGTCGGCTCTTTCTCGAATTCTTCTTTAATAGCAGTTTTAACTTGGTCTGGAATCTCCGTCAAATCAATAAGAGTCTTGTTGCGCTGATAGTTTCTATCCAGCTCGCGTGGAATACCTCCCTCTAACCATCCGTTTAGCATCTTGGATGATACAGTTTTCTGACGCTCACCCACAGCAATAGCAGAATCAGCCGTGCGTATATTGGGCACACCGTCGCCTCGGTCGCCTCGAATAATGTGTTCTTTTAGATATAAGTCTGGGTCTGGGTGGCGCAGCCAGCGCTTTCGGGTGGGGTCATATTGATCTACATAAGGCTTCAGAGATTGCAACTGAATGAAATCTTTATCACCAGAATAGATGAGGGCCATATCATTATAATTCATTTCTTCCACAAGAACTGATATTACATCATCAGCTTCTGCGCCGTGAACGTCAATAAACTTATACGGAAAGTTTTCTTTTAGCTCTTTTTTAATCTTGTTCATGCATTCAAAAATTAGTGGCCAATTTAAACTAGATGCATCCCTATCCTTCTTACGGTTAGCCTTGTAATAGGGAAACACCTCTCTGCGCCAGTAGTGTTTATTGTCGGCACAGATTACTATCTCACCATATTTATCAAAAAACTTATTCCTGCAAGCACGAATACTATTCAAAACGAGGTGTCGAATCAAATTTTCATCTAAAACTTGCTTAGAAGATTGCACAGTTATAGTAGAGAATGCTAATTGATTTAGGTCCAGCAAAATCATGTATTAAACAGTGCTCCAAATTCTGCACCGAGAATAATGAATACTGCAAGAATGCCTGTTGCAAATATCCAGTTGCCTGTACTCAAATAATATTGAACAGCAATCCCGCCACCAATCAAACCGATTAAAAAAGATGCAAAAAATCCAATCATCATTTAATTCCTAAAATAATTGTATGTTCACTTAGCCTACCATTACCCACAGACTGCTTGGTTTTCAACTCAGCAAATAGCTTGTGCTTGCGCAGGGCCGTCGTATGTAGAAGCTTGGTCAAAAATTCTGCTGGTTTGCGCACAATCTTGCTAACAGTCTTCTCAGGACTGAAATTCTGGATAGTGGTGCCCTTAACTGTGAGCGTATGATGCGTGTCGGCTTCGACCTTTGTTACTTTCTTGTACTTAGTATTATATAGCCACACTACGCTAGCGCCAATGATTTTCTGGGGAGGTACGCTAACAATCTTTAGATCAGTACACTCCTTAAGATATTTAACATTGGCCACCAGCTTAGCGGGGTTTAGGGCTTTCTTTTTACGAGGTTTGCGTATCGTCTTAGCACGTTTATTGGAAGCATACGTGCTAGCGTCTTCAATCATGGCATTCACGAATTTCACATAGGCACTGAGCTTACGCTTGCCTAGATAAGAATAGTCCTCGGGATTTTCACGCAATTCATCCAGAAGAGGCGTGTAGTACTCTACAACACTCTTGGCATCTATGGGACGGGCCTTCAGATCCGATAGGATTGTGTATGTACTGGGTGAGAAAAACTTGTAGTTGTCCGTATAGAACATATCAAGCTCTTCCTCGAACAGATCCAGCGGAAACTTGCTAGCGGCAACTTTAACATGCCTTACATTGCGTACAGGCTCAATTTGATCGGCTAGTTTGTTTGCTAGGTACTGTTGGGAGGATTCAGCTATGTTCAATCCCCTATTGAGCATACGCGCAATAGAGCACATAGTCATGTTGATTTCTTTGACGTTGGTGAGCGAAATATCGTTATGTTTACAATATTCTACCAACCACTTTTTGGCATTCTTTACATCATAGAAATAGTTATACCAATTTAGAGCCAAAATATAATCTAAGTCAGTGTTCACCTCAGTTGGTTCTTGACCTAGATACTTCGTATCCGCATTTTTCAGTCTGCCGACTTTTTTTACTTGTGCCATAATTCTTCTAATATACTACACCAAAGTAGGGGATGTCAATCTTAAAATGCAAACCAGAGGATGAGTCCTAATGCCACACCTCCGACTGATATTGCTATAACTAGAGCGGCCAAATTTAAAAATTGTAGGTATTCTTGAAATTTATCAGACATTAGCTTGTTCCTGGAATATAGATGCAACGAATACGTGTATATAGTTTGCCGCCATCTGCCATTTTGAATGCACATATATGATACATATCATCTTTGCTCGCCCTAGTTTGAAAGAAGTCTTGGGTTCCTATATCCTTTACCCGCACACGTATCTGTCCATATTTCTTGGTATGCCACATTTGATAATGATCAAATCTATCAATTCTATGTACGGGCACACAATCATCCTTGTCGCAACAATCGGGGTCGTACCAAGAATGAGCATTGGCCGCTGTTAGCATCACTACTATAATTACGAACATGGACAATAATAGTAGTAAAAAATATTTTGCATGTTTTACAAACTCACTAATCTTCATTTTTTCATCCTTTAACTGGTACCCGGTAGATATAAGCAGATCAAAACTTGGTCTAATGTTGATTTTTGTGGCGTAACATTATCGTAATTTTCATTTTCATCATCGTGAATAGCTTCATATGAGTCTCGATCAATGCAAATATGTGCGTTGGCATCTTTAGAATTTTTGATATCGAAATTCCAACTTCCGCGTCGGCGCTCTCTAAACTCCTCATCTGTCAATGACATAGGTTCAAATTTCTTAGTATGATAGATTCTATATCCTTCTCCAAATTCAATACGATCAACGGGAACGCAATCATTTTTAGAACAACATTCTTTATCATACCATGAGTGCGCGTTAGCATGGGGAGATATCATATGTACCAACCAAAATACTATAATTACGGCGAGTAAAGCGAGTACTGATTTCCACATAAATTCAAAAATACTCATAGATTAACATCTTTCTTCATTTTGTTAGTTGCCCAACCCATTTCCATAGAGTATGCCATTTTATCCATTACGTTGAACCAAGCGACCTTGACTTCTATAAGTTTAGTCTTTTCATCTATGTCTCTAGTTCTGCTAACAACACGGGTTTTAACATAAGGAAAGCTTTTTAGGGCGTGTTCAACATCTTTTTCAATTGATTTTTGAATACCTTTCAGAGGCTGACGATTGATATCTATAGTTTCATATACAGAGTATACCATGGCAGCTATCTGTTTAGCTTGATCTTTATCAACTGTTTTGTCTATTCGTATATAGGAAGGGGTAAAGGTATAGTCATAGGCTCCGGCTTTTTTAACTATACTAATAGTTATGACAGCAAATAATGCTATCATAACAAGTTTTAAATTGATACCCATTATTATAGGGCCTTACCAGGCTTAATTTTAACCTTCCAGGCTTTACCAACTTCAGCGGTGGCATGTGAATTAACGTCTATCATATACATAACACGCATCAAGATACCTTCTTCTTGTTGTGCATTAGCAATAACTTCAGCCTTGAGAACAGCAGCAATACCAGCTTCATCTAAAGCTTTACCGGCATTTTCAGCCATCTTTTTAGCAACTTCTTTTACATTATCATCTAGGCAATTAGCTTTGTCGGCTGAATCATTGAGGATCTTAAGAATGCTTTTAGATACAATAGTAATATCATCAGGCTCAACAGTTACCAGTTCTTCGAAGCACGCGGGCGCAGCTTTAACAAACTGAGTATATGCTACTACACCAAGGGCAATAAAGAAAATAGCCAGTAGTACTTTTGTTGTAAGTTTCATATGATTCCTATCTTTTGTTTTTTAGTCTGTTCAATATTGGAATGTATCTCACAGAACGCATCAGCTAGAGTATACTTATCTTTTTCATCTTTTTTAAGAATAGGAGGTTTATTAATGGCATTACGAATAATATTGGCCTCCTCTAATGTTAGTTTACGAAAATTCAATACGCCAAAGCAACGACCAGGACGTATCAATGCAGGATCAATATAATCTACACTGGAAAGATTGGTGGTGAAGATCATCTTCTTTCCTTTATGGGGCACCAATCCGTCTGATATATTTAGAAACTTGTCCATGTGCATATTGCGTTCTTTAATACGCCCGCCAATGAGTGTATCAGCATCTTCCATCACTAGAACATCAGCAGCCTTATCCGTTAAAAATGTAACAAAGAAATCATCAGTGCTTATTACTCTTTCATCAAAAGTTAGATTTGCCTGAAGCTTGTGCCGATACAAAAAATCCCGAACTAGGGATGTCTTACCAGTACCGGGATCTCCAATCATTACCAACACTGAGGCGTCTGATTTAAGGAACTTTCTCATGTATGTGACAGCGCCCCCCTCAATAAAAGGGTAGTAGATGTCTCGTATTTTATTAGGATTCTTCTCGAATCTAATAGTCTTATTACAGATACCATTGGCATCCATATAGAACCATTTAATCAATGATTCTACTTTCTTGAATTTCAATTCTTTCTTTCTAAGATAATCAAATATGTGATTAAACTTGGTTTCATCTCCAACTATTTCTAATTGATATACTGAGGTGTTCTGCTCATCTCCATATCCACAATTGAAATAAAAATCATCAGTATATGCATACATACTCTTACTAAATGCGGTGTAGATAATACTGTTTTCTTTACAGTATGATCGCACTAAATCCATTACCTCCTGAATACGTTCTAAGCTGACATCAAAGTTCATATATGCATATTCTAATGATCGAGTCGGATCTTGTTTGTATTGATTAATGAAATCAGAATAAGCCACATACTTATGGCCTGCTGGTCCATCGGTGACGTCAAATACCGGAGTGTTTCGCTCTTTCATGTTATGCCTTTGTATTTGGGCAGCGCCTGCCAATAATTTATTCTTTCTCCCTGAAACAGATTTTCTATATGGGTATTTAATGACTATGCTACCGAACGTATTATAGTCATGAGTCTTACCTAAAGTACAGATATATCCCGGCCATCCTATAGTCTTAAGATTGGGTGAGTTATCATGATACCCAATCGTTGTATTGTTGGTATGCATATTAAAGTGATTCAATGTGTGAGCAGCGTAATACCCTATAGTTCGCAGTATTACAGTATTGAAATCATCACTTAACATGTCTCCTTGATGCCCGGTTTTACATGGAGCCAAAATATTAGATTTATGCACGATACACAAACTCATCTGATTCATAGGGCTCCAAAACTTGAACAGGCTTTGGTTCCCGATTTTTAAAGGACTCTAAAAATTGTTCCCATTGAGTCTTGCGAAGTTCCCAATTATAGAATAGATCAACGTAAGACTTCATTCCCATTAATCTTGTATTCATTGAGTCTCCGTTGTCTTCTTTTAGGATATTTACGGCCTGCTCTAAGCAAGCATAGAATATGTGTACGTGCTCATTTTTATCTTCGGTGAAATTATACATGTATGTCCAATTTGCAGCCGTCTCAGGCAGCGCCGCCAAATCTGAGTGTACACATAGACACTTGGCCGACATCGCCTCCATAAGCGAAATACAGGACGTCTCGGGCCATGTAGAGGGGTAAGCAAAGATATGAGCTTCTGCAACGGCCTTTCTAACATCCTCATTTGGTACAGTTCCATGATATCTCATATTGTCGTGCTTGTTAATAGCATCAAACAACTCTTGAAATTCTTTGTCTCTCTCATCCCAACCATAGATAGCAAAAGATGAGTACACATCTAATTGAATTTCTGGGTGTACTTGAGAAAGTTTATCTACAGCATGATAGGCAATATCCAGACCACGATGGGGCGTGGTATGATAGATCAAGCGAATTTTATCGTTATTTTTGGTGGCGGCTTCGATAGGAAATGGATCAATAGCATTTTGCAGGACTGTACACTTATTGTACGGAATCTGAAAAAGATTGATATACTGTTGTTTCTGCCAGTTAGAGACAAATACCAATTTCTCAAACTTGCTCCACCCTCTGTCTTTTAGGATTTCTGATTCTGGATCTCCCGGAAGATCATGGCACCAAAAGATTCTATGTCTAGTATCATCTAGTTCACGCACGCGCGAGGGAATGATTTGAACATGATCTAATTCTTCTTGAGTAAAACTATCTCGAAGACGACGAGCCATGTACTCGGTGCCCCCACTTGATTTTTCAGTAATTTCGTTCCATGCTATTGGCATTTTCTATTCATCCTTTATTTTGGTTTAAAAAACTGTCCTGCTTTACCGCATCTGGGGTGCCCAAGCTCCCTGTGTGGCCCGCTATCATCTAGACGTTCATCATAACAACAATAAAAAGGTTGCCTTTTTTTCTCACCTGTTACAAGATTTGTTTCTAATACTGAATCCCTAGTACAAGCGAAATAAAAGTAGCGCACGGATGATAAACCTCTTTTTTCACAATATTTACATTCCAGACATACATTGGTCATAATGTAAGACTTCCTAAATGAAAATTGTTCACTAAAGTGGGCTCAAAGGTTTGATATCCGTACATAGCAGAAGTAACTTGAGTGTTTCCGATCTTGTAATGAATGTTATAGTGCGTGTGCCCATGAATCCAGTGTGTAATGTTTTGATTCTCTAGGATAAGGTTATCTAGATTGGAACAGTACGCGGCAGTTAGGGGTGATAAATGTAAATCACCAGTTCTCCTGTAACCTTTATTCTTATTCTTATCTGCGCTCTCCCAGCTTGGAGCATGGTGCGTAGCCACAATGACCTTCTTGAACCTCTTACAGTATGAGAAAATCCAGTCACGAGAAACTCTGTGCATTTCTCTCGTATGTTCACTTGTTAAAAGGTGTGGGTTATCCTTGCGGGTCGTTTGGCGCATGTTATGGACATCAGCCGTGAATATGGCATGATAATCTCTCATACCAAGTTCAATATCTATGGCAGCAATAGGATCGCCCTTATTAATATCTGTCCATAATGTAGCCCCCAGCACACATAGTTCTGGGCTCAATTGGAACGCTTGGTTTTCCAAAACATATGTATTTTTGAAATTGTTTTCCTTAAGAAATTTTCGAAGGATACCAATCGTATTATAAATGACACCGCCATAGTGTTCATGATTTCCTATCACATATAGAACATGCTTGTACTTCGAGAAAAATTCATCTCGGAGCTTGATCATTTTTTTCTGGGCTTTTCTGGCGTGAGAATCATTTCTATTGGATTTCAAGAGGGGGGTATTCATTATATCGCCAGCAAGAATTAGGCAATCTCCACCATCTGATTTTTCTATAAAAGAAGGCCAATTGTGATTCATTTCCAAATGAAGATCAGAGCAATAATGTATTTTCATTTCAATCCATTACGGTAATACTTTTCACCGAGTTGACACGGAAGCCGCGCCATCCATCGTTTTCTAGGTCATATACTGCCAAGAAGTTATCAGCACTCCTATCAGTCTGTGACGTGGTTCTATACCCCTCTGGAAGATTATCTTCCATCAGAGTACATTTCATTTGACGCAATTCGCCATTGACTTTTTCAAATACAACAGAGCAAACATGACCAGATAGTAGGTTGTATAGAGATTGTTTATCGAAGGTATTGTATAGCTTATGTTGATGATCACGTATCATATCAATCTTATCTCCAATAAAGTGATGTTCATCGTCAAAAACCAAAGGCAGTTTTACCATGCCTTCGGCTAAGTCTCTAGGCAAAAAACTCTTAATTTCTTTGATGTCATTTTCAGTAAGTAAATAGACTTCTTTGTATTCTACGTCATTCTCATTCAGATATCTTTTGGCGGCATCGCACTCTGTGCAAGCGCCTCGGGTATATATCGTGTACATAACTATATCCATCTAGCATACTTTTTAAAAAACGGTGACAAATCCTTACGAGCATGATGCTTATCTATTGTGTATTCTACTACGTTGTAAAGGATCAAGCAAGAGATAAGTAGCCAAACAACCATATTCAGCAACATGGTTACTGTTATCAAGCTTCCTAATAATGACATGAGGCTATCCTAGCAACAGAGTTTGTTTTTGTTCTAATTCTTCTTTGATATATAAGTTAATCAATCGATTAGCTGTATTTTCAGTTAGATTAGGAAACCGCTTCCTAAGTTCACTTTGACAATTAGATGGATGTGCCACGCCCATCCGATCTAAATCTTTAATGTACTCGAAATAAGCACCTTTTTGTTCTAGTTGCATTTGTTACCTCCTGCAATTATTTTTTCTTTTCCGCTGGCAACCGGTCCCAGTCTTCTTCATCATATGTTTCTTCATACTTGTTGAGTTTAATACCGGCGTCAAAACCATTAGCTTTCAACATATCCAATAGAAACATTTTGAGACTTTTGTGTTGATTAGCATATTCTAGAGTTTTGAAAAATTCATCCTCATTTTCTACAAGTTCCAATTCCAAATTCCATTTTTTCATTATTGTTTACTCCTAAAATAGTAGTCTGTGACATTCAATCACCACCATAACGAGCGATAGTATCTGCCAAAGAGCATAAGACCTTCATCAATCTTTTCGTAATAGTCGTTTAATCCGTCATTATCTATATCGTAGCGTGCCTCAATATCTTTTTCGTCGGCATCTTCATTGACAGCAAAGAATTCTTCTTCGCCCGCATAGTCATCTTTAATTTCATTGAAAGACCAGATAATCTTATCTAGTACGGCTTCCCATTTACCTTCAGCCTCAGAATATATTCTTTCGTGGGTTGTCTGTGCCTCTTCTTCAGTCATGTCAGAAACATCAACTGTTTCTAGAAACTCTGCGGGCACAGCACCTTTTTCGAGAATGTCTGTCTTATAGGCAGTTAAAACTGGATAGATGACAAGAGCTAGAGTATGGTATGCTGAATATGTGTCCCAAGGGTGAACTTGAACGTTTTCAATTCTAGGCTTCTTGGCTCTCTCTGATCTATAATTTCCGATAC